GTGTTAACGTTTACGGCATTGAAACAAGTACAAGTTAATATTAAAGAGAGATAAAATATGGCACGTTATAATACCGTAGTATCGTCTACGTCAACAACGACAACAGCATCATTGTTAACACCTAATGCAGGTTTGTTTACAAAATTTACTGGAACTGCTCCATATACTGTGACCATCGGTGACCCAGTACCTTATGCTGGTCAACAACAGGTATTTTATAACGGTACAAGTGGAGATGTTACAGTAACATTTACGCCAGTTAGCGGCGGAACGTTTATTGGTCCAGCTTCAAGCGGCACTACTAGCCAGGTAATTCCAACACTTACTAGTTTAACAATTTACAGTGATGGCACAAACTGGGTAACAGCATTTGACGGCGGCGGCCCATTAGTAGCTACTACTGGTACATTTAATAATGCAGTTTCATTAACTGCTACATCAGGAACATTTGCAGTTAACAGTAATAAATTTACAGTTGATCATGCTACTGGTAATACCCTAGCGGCAGGTACTTTAACTGTAACTGGCGCAGTAATTTTAAACAGTACAGACAGTGTTACCATTCCAAGAGGTACAACTGCACAACGTAATGCAACTGGTGTTGCAGGTATGATGCGTTATAACTCTGATAGAAAATATGTTGAAGTTTTTAATGCACAGGGTTGGCAATCAGTTGGCGTAAATTCATGGAATTACGTAGATTTTGCCAACGCTGGCGGCAGTGCGGTAGCTGGAGATTTTTGTTGGGTAAGTACAAGCAGTAGTTCAGTGACAATCACATTGCCAGGAAGCCCACTTAAAGGCGATACAATTCGTTTTGTTGATGTGGCAAGAACATTTAGTGCTAGAAACTTAACTGTAGCACGTAACGGAAATCCAATTCAAGGCGATGCGGCAGATTTAACAGTAAATACAAACGGTGCGGCATTTGATTTAATTTTTTATAATGCAACATACGGTTGGAGAATCTTCTCAATCTAAAAAGATTATTTGAAAATTATGGCAAATTATCAAGATTACAGACAAGTACCTTCGGATCAGATTACAGCCTCGTCTGTGACCAATGCAAAACTAAGCATAGATGCTCGCCATTGCTTTTGTACACAGTGGGTATACGGAAGTTCAGACCAATGTGCTACAGGATGTTGCTGTCAATGGACACCTCCTACTGGTGTGCGCAGAGCATTTTTTGAAGCATGGGGTGCTGGCGGAAACGGACATGGCTATTGCGTATGTGATCGTTGCCAGCATATGAAAGGTGCCCAAGGTGGATATTATAATAGTAAAATGATTTCAACATGCGATCAATGGCAATACACAGTATGTGCCGGCGGTGTGTATCGTTGTTTAAGTATTGAATGTACTGCTTGTAACGGATGTACAAGTTATGTTAACGGTTGTAATTTAAGTAATTTTTGTGCAATTGGCGGTTATACTGGAGAAGCTGACGGTAACTGGGCTAACCCTTGTTTTAGCTATTGGAACTGTTGTTTAGGTCCACAGTCCAATGGCGGCGACTTTGGAATGGGTAACCACTCTGGAGTATGGTCTGGACCATTTAACTGTCACTGTCATTGCGCATGGACAATGCCTACTGCGGCTCCTTTTATGGCTGGCGAAGTAGAACAACATGGACAAGTATGCTGGATGCGCTGTGGTTGCTGGACTAGCCCTTATGCACACGGCGCCCAAGGAGCATTTGCGTCATACTGCGGTACTGTTTGCTGTGGTCAAGGCGCTACAGGCGGCGCAGGCGTTGTTAAAATAACATATCAGTAAATAGGAATAATAAATGGCAACGTATTCAAGTTATAGAGCATTAGATCCAGACGAAATTGCAGACGGCGCATTATGTGATGCAAATTTTGATGCTGATGCGGCAAAGAATTTTGGCGTAAAATGGGTATACGGAGATCCTGGCAACTGTACTCCTGGTTGTTGCTGTCTTTGGACGACACCAAGTTATGTACAACGTGTAACATTTGACGTTTGGGGTGCCGGCGGCAATGGGCACGGTGCATGTGTTTGTGATCGTTGCCAGCACTATCAAGGCGCGGCAGGCGGCGGCTACACCACTTTAACAGTTAGTACATGCCCAGGCTGGCAATATACAGTTTGCGCCGGCGGAGTTTACCGTTGTAACAGTATCGAATGTTATGCTTGTAATGGTTGTACCAGTTATGTCAATGGATGTTTTATAAGCGGTAACTTTTGTGCTTGTGGCGGAACTAGTGGAAATGCTGAATCTAGTTGGAACACTTATTGTAATAGCTGTAGTAACTATTGTAGAAACGGCCGCGATAACGGAGCAGACTTTAATTTAGTTCCGCATACAGGTCCATGGACCGGCGGCAACGTATTTTGTCATTGCCATAACCATGAAGAAATGCCAAACAGCGCACCAATTATTGGTACTACTGTAATTGGGCAAATACGTGAATGCTGGATGCGCTGTGGTTGTTGGACTAGCCCTTATGGACATGGCGGACAAGGTGCTATGACTACATATTGCGGAACAGTATGTTGTGGTCAAGGTGCTACAGGTGGTTCTGGTTTAGTTAAAATAACCTACATGTAAATAGGAATAATAAATGGCAAGCTATACAAGTTATAAAGCAGGTAGAGTTACATCGGTTAATATTGTTTCTGGAGCGATCGGAAACGCACAATTAGCGCCGGGTGTGCGTAATACATATTGCACATTTTGGGTTTTTGGTGACCAGGGTAACTGTACACCGGGATGTTGCTGTGGCTGGGCAGTCCCAGCAAGCGTAAAAAGTGTAACATTTGAAGCATGGGGCGCCGGCGGCAATGGATCAGGTGCATGTAGTTGCGACCGCTGTCAACACTATGTCGGTGCATCAGGAGGCATGACTAACAAAGTGGCTATTTGTAGCTTTGTTGGATGTGTATATACCATTTGCGCAGGCGGAGTTTACCGTTGTAACAGTATCGAATGTGCAGGATGTTGCGGATGTACTAGTTATGTTAACGGTTATAATTTAAGTAATTTCTGTGCATGCGGCGGCGGCGCTGGTTGTTCAACAGGCGACTGGACCGATTCGTGTTTCAGTTATATGTCTAGCTGTCAAAACAGCGGAACTCCAGGCGGACATTTTGCCAACTATACACACCAAGGCGCATTTACAGCGTCTGGACCATTTACATATCCTGGAGATGCATGTCACTGTTGGAAACGTATTCAGCATACAACAACTGCGGCTACTGGATTATCAAGCGGACAGCAATGGGTAAGTTTAGCTGAGTGTTGGATTCGTGGCGGATGCTGGCTTGCACCATTAGGTTCGGGCGGACAAAACGCACAAACTACATATTGCGGCTCTGGCTGTTGCGGCCAAGGCGCTACCGGTGGTTCCGGTGTTGTTAAAATAACCTACTTTTAATTGAATAAATAAGACACAAGGAGATATACAAATGCCAATGGTTTCTGTAGAATATGAATACGCAATAGTTAATCAGTTTTATACTGATCACAGCTTCACGCAAGGTAAAAAGCGTACAACAACCTATGACGGTCCAGATAAAATCTACTTAATCGTTGATCAAGTCACTGGAGAAGAAACACATGGTCCTCTTACTGCTGAAGAAAAAGCAGATGGACGACCAGTTCCGTTAGGAAGTATGTACTATGAAGTAGATTGCATCGAAAACCCACTATTTTGTCAGCTTCGAGGACACATTATTGATGAAGCCGAAGAAGATCATACACATACTGTAATTCATCCTGATAGTCCTGATATTCCAGGATATAAACAATTAACATATCAAGAGCCATTATTGCCTCGCAATATGTACGACAAATATTGTACTAAGGTAAATTTAGAAACTGGTGAATTAACAATTCCAGTCTACACTCCGTTGGAATCATTATTTGGCCATGGAATGAAAGAAGAAGTTACATGGGAATACATTAGAAGAAAGCGTGACATGGAACTTAAAAATTCAGATATGAACGTTGGCGGAGATATTCCAATGAGTGTACAAGCACCTTGGTTAGAATACAGACGACTATTACGAGAATTACCAGACGTTTTGAAAGATGTACCGCCTGCAATTGTGCTGAGAATGTTCCCAGCCCACCCAGATGAAGACAAACCGCCACAAGGTTCGTTTACACAATCGATTATCTAATACTAATTGAGTTAAAAAAGCACAGCTTCGGTTGTGCTTTTTTTTTGGCTGTGCTATACTAGCTATAAATATCTCACAATCTAAAGGATACATTTTAATGTCAAGATCATCAGCGTTTTTTATTAACGGCGGCGCAGGACGAGTAATTTGCTCAATTCCAGCTTTTGAAAAATTTATGGAAGAATCGCCCGAAGATGATTTTATTATTGTATGCGAAGGCGGCATGGACTTTTTCAAAGGCCACCCAACATTGCATACTCGGGCCTACGATGTAAGTCATAAAGGTCTATTTGAACAATTTATCAAAGACAGAAATTGTATTACACCAGAACCTTATAGATTGTGGGAATATTATAATCAAAAATGTAGCCTAGCACAAGCATTTGATATTATTATCAATAATAAAGGTGTAAGAAAACTTGAAGATCCAAAGATTTATATTAATAAATTAGAAATGGTTCAAGGAGCAAATGTAGTTGAGGAAATTAAACAAGTTACAGGCTTCGATAAAGTTATTGTAGTCCAACCATTTGGACGTAGTGTCGAAACTGTTGGAGATTTTATTATCGATAATACTTCTCGTAGTTTTCAATTAAACAATGTAATCAGTATAATCGATATTCTTAAAAAAGAATACGGCGTTATCATCATGAGTGAAATTCCTTTAAAATTAACTGACAACGATGGCGGCAAGTACCCAGTTGCCCAACCGCAAATTCCAAATTTGCGAGGATGGACAGGTGTTATTCAAGTTGCAGATCATTTTTTAGGTTGCGATAGTGTGGGTCAGCATATTGTTAAAGGACTTGGTAAAACTGCAACGGTTATTACTGGTAGCACTTATCCTATTAATATTTCATATCCCGATGATCCAGATTTTGATATTATCGATGTGGGCGATGGCAAACGTGTTTACAGTCCAATTCGTGTAGCAATGGATGAAGAACGTGATCGTCTAAATGACGAAGCTATGGAGTTATCTGAAAAACAGATCAAAGAAGTAGTTAATGCTATTCGTAGACGTTTAGGTACTTCTACTAAATCAACTACCACTGCGGAAATTGAACAAAAAAAAACTAAACTAGTACCTGGTACTAGTCCAGTACCTACATACAACACAGGAAAATAATTATGAGTTTATGGATTGCAGGTGTAACACGCGGCCACAACGCAGGTGTATGTTTATTAAAAGACGGAGAAATTGTTTTCTCTAGCGAGGAAGAACGTTTTAGTCGTCACAAATATGATGGTGGTCCGTTTGCGGCCATGGTTAAGATTAAAGAATACACAGACAAATTAGATTATCTAGTAATTGCACATACACAGACTCTAGAGTCAAGTGCGGCCCGTGTAGATTTTACAGGCGACGATGTGTATACAGGGCTAGCTCGCAAGCTAGGGCTCATTGATCAAAGTCCAGGTATTGATATTTACAATCATCCACAAGTAATTGATTATAGCGAACAACATCATAAGTTACACGCTTCTATTGCGTTTTATCGCAGTGGTTTTAAAGAAGCAGTGGCAGTTATTGTTGATGGCGCTGGTACATTTTTAAAAATTAATTCATCTAACGGTCCTGCAACTGCTTGGGAATTAGAAAGTATTTTTGAATGCCGTTATCCAGCAGAGTTTAAAACACTATATCGTCACATTGGAGGTAACGGTCCATGGGTGCAAGCACATATTCCAGATATGGATTCGTCATCAATTAAAGGCGAATATGGTACGCATGAATGTATCATAGACGATACTGCTGGAATTACCAAAGCATACGAAGCAGTTACACGTTATTGCGGTTGGCAACCAATTGAAGCTCGCAAAACAATGGGATTATTTCCTTATGGAAAGCCTAATGATAATATTCCTAAGCTATACACAGACATTGACGGCAAAGCTAAATGGAAAACAACTGATAGAAATATAGTTGTACCTACATATCCTAACGGAGCAGTAATTAACGAAGGGCGATATACTGAACTAGCAACGCCTGATGGATATAATAAAGATGTTACACTACTGCAAAACCGTAGAGACATGGCATACGCTGTACAAACACAAAGTCAAGACATGGTTGTTGACCTGATTCGTAAAGCAGTTGAACTATCTGGACATAATAATGTTGTTATTTGCGGTGGTTATGGATTAAATTGTGTTGCTAACTATCATTACTTAGACAAATTAAAAGACGACGGTATCAATTTGTATGTTGAACCTATTAGTAGCGATGCTGGTACTTGTATTGGCGCCGCACTAGCAATGCATTATCAAATTACTAAAGATAAACGAGTACGCCCATACGCAGAAAGTCTTTATTTAGGTCCTAAATATTGTTACAGCAATGAGCAAATTCAAGCAACTGCTGACAAGTACGATGCTGATAGCGTAGAAACAGTTACTAAAGAACAAGTAGTAGCACTATTGCGTAAGAAAAACATTGTTGCCATGTTCCAAGGTGGAGCAGAAGCTGGCCCACGTGCGCTAGGTAATCGTAGTTTGTTATTTGATCCAACAAATCTTGACGGTAAGGACTATGTTAATCGTGTGAAACGCCGTGAATACTTCCGTCCTTTTGCTGGAAGTATCTTACACGAACACGCACATGAGTGGTTTGATATGCGTGGTCTAGAACAAAGCCCACACATGATGTATGCTATGAATTGTCAACCTGGTGTTGCTGAGAAAATTCCTAGCATTATCCACGTGGATGGTACATGCCGTATACAAACAGTTAAGCGTGAACAAAATGAACACTACTATGATTTAATCACAGAGTTTTATAAAGCAAGCGGTATGCCTATTTTGTTTAATACTAGTTTTAATCTTGGCGGCGAACCGCTAGTTGAAACATTAGACGATGCATTACGTACACTAGCAAATAGTGATATTGAATATCTATATTTGCCTGAATATGACAAATTAATCAAGGTATCAAACAATGGATAATAGTTTATGGTTATTTGGCGACAGCTTTTCTGCACAGCCAAATGTTGAATGTGATTTTATAGTATGGCCCGAGTTAATTGCTCGACATTTTAAATTGCCGCACTACTGGAACTGGGCAAGAATGGGCTGTGCAAATGATTTTATCTTCCACGAATTTACATCGCATATTAATGAAATGAAAGAAGGTGATTTTGTAATTGTACAAACAACAAGTCCTAATCGACAGTGGTTCTTTGAAGATCCTGAAGTATGCAATTATCTAATACAGGATCTTGAAAAGTATGTTACTGCTGATCAAAAGAAAGCAGTTGATCATTATATTAAACATTTGCAAAGTGACAAAATTGATGATTTAAGATATACACAATTTGGTCTAGCACTAGAGCGACTTGGCGCAATGGTACCGCATTTACGAATTTTAGTATTGCCCGCATTTTACACTTTGCCAGGAATAATTGGACATCTAACACAAGTCTCGGATGGCGAGCATGTATCAGTAACTCCTGAAGCTATTACAAAATGGTATAAGGACAATGATGGTAATGACCCAAGGGTTATGCATTTATCTAAACAAAATCATCCAATCTTAGCACAAAAAATTATTGAATTTTTTGAAACAGGTAAGAGTATCGATCTAACTACCGGATTTGATCAAGGCTTTATAAAATAATGTATAAAATTAAACCAGTGGATTCAGTAGCTATCGTAGGCGGCGGTACTAGTGCTTGGATGACAGCGGCTATGTTGTCTCATAAATTACCCCATTTAAAAATTACAATTATAGACAAAGAGCAGGGCACACCGGTAGGAGTAGGAGAAGGAACACTACTTAGTTTTGATCACGTTATGCGAGAGTGTGGTTTTCAATCTCAGGATTGGTTTACTGCTGTAGATGCGGCAAGTAAAGCAGGAATTTTATTTCCAGGTTGGAGCAACGGACAATATAAAGATGTATGGCATCCGTTTTTGTTTGTTACTTTAGGTAGCGTACAAACTAGTTTATATGATGTGTGGTCACGTAATCAGGATTACGATTTTAAACGTTATGCTAACGGTTTATATGAATCTGCCATTGAACACGATATGGTAGATATTACACAGTTGAATAATCACGCCTATCATATTGACGCAAGTAAATTAGTATTATTTTTCCAAGAAAAATTAAAAAATAGACATCAAATTACTAGTATTAAATCCGAAGTTGTTGACGTGTTGCGCGATAGCGATACTCACGAAGTAGTCGAATTAGTTCTTAATAACGGACAACGAATATCTGCAGATTTATATGTAGATTGCACAGGATTTAAAGCAATATTAAATCATAATCCTGATCGTGTTGATTTAGAAGGTAGATTGTTTTGTGATACTGCTATTGCCGGGCATGTTCCTTATAACGATATCGATAAAGAATTGCATCCGTATGTTATTAGTGAACAAGTAGAACACGGTTGGGTATGGAATATTCCTGTACAATCTCGTATAGGATCAGGATTAGTGTTTAATAGAACACAAACTAGTATTGAAGAAGCTAAAGAATTCTTTGTTAATTATTGGGATAATCGTATTTCTAAAGATAGTTTAAAAGTAATCGATTGGACACCATATTATAAAAATAATATATGGGAAAAGAACGTAGTTAGTATTGGACTTAGTGCCGGATTTATTGAACCATTAGAAAGCACAGGCGTTGCATTAATTATTATAGGTATTGAAAACCTAATTACTTGCATAGCTAGTCATGCATATACAGACGGACAAGTACAATACTATAACAATATTATGAAAAATTATTTTGAAGATAGTATTGACTTTGTTAGCATGCATTATGCCAATCCTACACGTGAAGGTAAACTGTGGGATTGGGTACGTGAAACATTTATTAAATCTTCAAAACAAGAATTTTACGAAAATCAAATGTCAAGAACTGATAATATTAACTTGCCCGTTAACGGATTTGGCTATATGTTTGCTAGCCCTAATTGGATTTGTTGGTTAGTACAAATGGGATATAAACTAAGTCCGTCATACGCTAACGGATTATCTGATCAGCAAACAAAAAAAGAAATGTTATTGTGGCATGAAGGTGCTAAAAAGAATACATGGATTACACATAAAGAATTCATAAGACATAACAATTCCAAAATGGAAAAAAATAATGCAATTTAGATCGTTAGAAGAAGAAATAGAATTCTTTAGCCCTGTTGAAGAAATTAATGTAAAAGTAGAGCTTGCTGGTGATGAAAAGATTGTTATTATTGATAATTTTTATAAACATCCAGAGAAAGTTCGAGAACTTGCGCTAACAATACCTGCATCGAGATCTCCAACGCTATTACACGCCCTGCCAGGATCGCGGGTAGAAGCCACTTACCATTTTGGACACTTTGGGAATTTTCTTATAGAAATTATCAATAGAGTATATACAGAAGATGCCGCTTTAATAGACGATAAGTTAATACAAGATTGTTTAGATCATGTAACATTTTTAGTAAACGTACAAACTAGTGAAGAAGCCCTTAGTAAAGTTCGTACCCCGCATCTTGATAATATGTTAGATGCAAGATATGCTATAGGTATATATTTAAATACTCCTGAAGAATGTACTGGCGGCACAGCATTTTATAAATTCAAAGGAAAGAAAACAGTAGATTTGATGAATACAATAGACCCAGATCTACGTGCGTACAATCACTATGTCCAAGAATCCGATAATCTTTGGGAAAAACTGTATCTAGCAGAAATGAAATTTAATAGATTAGTAATGTATAAACAAAATATATTGCATACTCCATATATTCCTGCAAATGCATTTACAGAAGATAATCCTCGTTTAGTACAAATGTTTTTTATATGAATATCAATACTATTGTTGTAGATGACTTTTTAGATAAACCTGATTTAGTACGCAAATCAGTACTAAGTTTACCATTCGAAGCAACTGGTCCGTATCCAGGTTTGCGTAGCGATCGTGCCGATAAAGATTACGAAGCATATATACAGGGAAAATTTGAAAAAATTTTAAATTGCAAGATTAAAGAATTTGTACAAGATAGTTTTAGATTTCAATTATGTATAGAAGATGCTGAATCGTGGGTACATAAAGATGAAACAGACTTTGCCGCAGTATTATATCTTACTCCTGATGCTCCGCACCAAGCTGGCACAGGTATATACACAGACACCGGAAAAGGATTTGAACTAGTAACAGCTATTGGCAATGTTTATAATCGTCTAGCTATGTATAATGGTAAACTATTGCATAGAAGTATGATGTCTGGATTTGGAACTAATAAAGAAACTGGAAGATTAACACAAGTTTTCTTTTTTAACGTAGAGAAAGACAATGGGTAGAAAGTTATTCATAGGTTGTAGTCATACTATGGGATATATTGACCCCGATGATAATCCTAATTATGCAGGAACAGGCGTTCCGCGCGAAGTATTAATTTGGCAAGAAAATAATTATGCAGAAATATATGCAGATTCAACAAAACATCAAACTGTAATTATGGCTAGTGCTGGATGCGGAGTTAGAGAATATGTAAATTTTTTAGCACAAGCATTTAAAATGTATGATGACATAGACGAAGTATTCATACAGTCAACATATTGGGGCAGGTTTGCGCTGGCTATTAATCCAGATTTAAATGAAAAAGCAACATTTCCTTTAGATTTTTTCTTATCAACAGACCGCAAAACAGAGTTAGTAGATAGATATAGTTTAGGAATGGTACAAAAAGACAAATATATGACGGCGTATACTAGTCCAAAATTTGTAGATTACACACACAACCCGTACAAACGTAATACTAGCCCTGCACAACAACCTAACATTAATCAATCTTCGTTTATGTATATTCAAATGTGGCATTATTTACAAACACATTTAGAACAACAAGATTATTTTAAAGATATTTTTATATGTGACGCACTATGTACAGCAAATAAAGCAAAAATGTATCTATGGAGCTTTAATAATAGACAATATATACCTAAAGAAACAGATTCATTTTATTCTAAATTACAATCAACAACTATTACAGATGTTGATGCAATTAGTTACGTATCTCAATTTACAAATAAAGATTTAGAAGCAGAAAAAGCAGATAGCGAACACTATTCTGTTTATGTGCATGATCTTGTAGCAACACATTATATACCTTATCTCCGGAGCCTGCCATGAGTGTAGATAAATTTAAAGTTCCAAAAAATCCAATACTTAGAACCAAATGCGTTATTGGATTTGAACGTGATGGAGTCATTAATCAGCCTATACATCCAGCAGTAACACGCCCTGAACAGTTTAATGCTATTCCAGGTAGCATAGAAGCAGTTGCTAAATTACGACAAATGGGTTATAAGATTGTAGTCATAACTGCACAGGGCGGAATAGACCGTGGCCATATGACTATACAAGATGTAGAAAATATACACACGCACATGCTAGATTTATTTGGCAAAGCAGGGTGCCCAAGCATAGACGGCATTTATTATTCTAGCGGTACTACTAAACAAGACCCATTTGTTAAACCTAATGTAGGCATGTTTAAGAGATGCGAAGAATACGATAAGGCTATTAAATTTAATCAGGGTTTTTATGTAGGACACACGATTGCAGACTTAAAAGCGGCCTTAAAAATTGGAGCCCGCCCAATATTAGTACGAACAGGGCAAGGCGCCGACACTGAAAAAGAGCTAAATAAGTATGCGTACAAGGATATTAAGGAAAGAACTTATATCTTTGACGATTTAGCTGATTTTACAGCTAATTTAGAATAGTAACAGGAGATAAAACACATGCCATTTGCTTTAAAACGTCCAACAGCGAATCCTAAAGTTAAGGAATGGAAACATCACGATCCAGATGGTGACGGCTACGTTGAGATTATCAAGTATAAGACTCGCGAAATTGCCGAAAGAGCGGCCATTAAGTGGGGCGCACCCCACGGTGGAACTGTAGAGGTACTTGAAGTGCCTTGGTCACCAACATTGGACCTTGATTATCCAGATTATGACGAGCACTATACGCATCCGTCAGAAAATTAATTCTTACACTTTTTAAAAAATCGCTCTTCGGGGCGATTTTTTTTGACCGTGTTCAAAATAGTGATATATACAACATGGCATACTTCCAACAACAAACAATTAGCGACTGGTCTACACATTTTTATGTAGGAAAAGTTGAAAATTACGAAGCAATTGAACAAGCAATGGCACCTTATATAGCTGATGACAGCTATTTTACAGAACCGTGGATATATTCAAAGTGTAAATCTACATGTCAAAACCCTAAAAATAACGAGTTACCGTGGGATGTATTTTATGACGCCGTCCGCCCAAATATAAAATCGTATTTTGATACATTACAACCTATGACAGAATATCAAGTGCGTAGCGGTGAAGTTTGGTTAAATGTATATGAACAAGGTGGCTACCAAGAAATTCACGATCACGCATTTCCTAACAGAGCATTTTCTTGCGCATACATGGTAGATTTACCTACCGAGAAAAATGCAGGAGGAGAGTTAGTTTTTGAAAATACAAATTTTCCTATCGTACAATCATCAGGACTTAACAGAATTTTCAATGCATTTAATTATGAGAAATTTATTCCAGAATTAACTAACGGAACACTTGTAATATTTCCAAGTTGGATTAAACATTATGTTTTGCCAAATAATAGTTCTAGACCTAGAATTACCATTAGTGCTAATTTTACTATAGAAGGAAATTACAAGTAATGTATCCTTGGATTGTTGAATTAAAAGAACATACAGGAAATATCGGCCATTTAGATAAAACATTATTTGATCATTTGTGGAGTACATATTCTATTCTAAAACAACAAGGCAAACCTGAATATCTTTGTCTTGCAGGACTGTTTCATTCAGTTTATGAAACAGAGTATTTTAAATTTAATACACCCTACACTAGAAATGAGGTAAAAGAATTAATAGGCGAGCAAGCAGAAAATTTAGTCTATGAGTTTTGTAATATTTCTCCAAGGACTACTAAATTAATTGAGCGTACAGGGCAGTGGAGCGATCAGGTATATGCAGATTTGCTAGATTTAGAATTTGTAAATGCTGTTGAACAAGGTTATTACAACGATAGTGTAAAAACCATCGAAGCAATTCGCAAACATTTAATAATTAAGGACTAGTATGCATAGACTATTAGTAGATCTTATACCAAAAAGTTATAGCGATACATTATTACAAGAGTTTTTAAACTTTAAAGGCTGGCAATTTACAAACAGCGCAAGCAATGTTGGAAATAACTATGATATTACTGATACAAATATTTTAGACAGTGTACAGTTTGTCCATGGAATTTATAATAATCAAATAGATAGCCCGTTATATCATACAGTTGTGCCAATTATATGGTTTTTTGAAAAAGAAACAGGTATAAAGATTAGAAGAATACTACGTATTAAAGTCAATTGTTTAACCCGAGATGGTAATGAATTAAAATATAATCCTCCGCACGTTGATGTTGTGGAATCTGGATGTATAAGTTTAATATATTACATTAATAACAGCGATGGGGATACTATTTTATTTGACAAAACCATAGACCAAGGATTTAATAATTTAAAAATAATTGAAAGAATACAGCCAAAACAAGGCAGTGCATTTTTAATTCCTAGTAACCAATTACACGCTAGTTCGTGTCCTGTGACTAATCGTCAACGACTAGTTATTAATTTTATTTTAGAGCCAGAACAATAATGTTACATATACAACGTAGTATGGCACCACTAACTGAATTCGCCCCGGCTTGGAATTTTGCATTCTGGACTGCCAAATATGAAAAATTAGACGAAGTTGATTTTATGCGAGAGTGGATTATCAACAATGAACAACGGATTATTGACAAATATGCTGATACATCTAGCCGAGGCGGAGATGGTGGCACTGGATTAGGCGATAACAGTCTAACAGCACAATATTCAAAATTTAATTTATTTACAGAAACTCAAGAAATTCCAGAATTTCAAAGATTTTTTAAATTTTTGCGTAGTGAATATTCAAATTTTATGAAAGAATTAAAAACAGAAGATCGTAAATGCAGTATATACTCGTGGGCGAACGTTGTTAGACCTGGACAAGACATTAAACGGCACAATCACGGCGGCTATCATTTTTCCTATCTAAGCGGAAATATGCATTTTGACGATTACAAAACAGTAACTAGTTATTATAATCCATTTGATATTATACAGTATGATATGCCTAATGTAAAAGGAGGCGTAACTTTTTTCCCTAGTTATATATTTCATAGTGTAAATAGTCATACTGAAGAAGGCAAACGTGTATCCATGGCGTTTGATATTTTTGATACAGCTCACTTAAAAGATGCTGATTTTAACTCGGTTGAATTTTAATTATGTCTAAAGTACCTGATAAAATGCGATGTTCGCATGTTTTAATAAGCTGGGAAGGTGCCAAACCAAGTACCCATACTAGGGGATTGGCATTTGCCCTAGCAGAAGCAAAGTTATTGCTTGGAGAATTACAAAAAGGGACCATGACATGGTCTCAGGCAGTTAGAGGTCACAGCGCATGTGTAGCAACTCCGTTTGGAACTGGCGATTTAGGATGGTTTCAACAACACGAAATTACACCTGAGATATGGGTAGCGTGTATGGTTACAAAAGTAGGCGAACTTTCTCCAGAACCAATACAAAGTCCTTACGGAATACATATTATTTTTAGAACAGGTTAAATTAGTTCTATAATATCAAATACAGTTTGAAGTTTTGTGCGTATAGCACGATTAGTAAAGCTAGTTCGTAGCCCTTGATGCAGTGGTTTAGGAGCGTTATCCATTGCGCACCATGCCCATCCATTATGTTCTGTACTTAGTACTGGAACAAATTCATCTTCAACTACACACAGGTATGTGTGAAAGTGAAACACATGATCATTGCTAACAAACGTTTCTAAGGGTAGTGTTTTCTTAATATTGGAAATACTACCAATTTCTTCGGTAATTTCACGTTGTAAACCTTGCCATGGATTTTCACCTTCGATGGTTGTACCACCTACAAGCCCCCACGTGCCAGTATGTTTACCTGTGGCTTTTTGTAATAATAAAAATCTGTGAGTATTTCTAGCGTATATTAATGCGCCGCTACAAACAATACGATCTCTTAAAGTACTAGTCTCCATGCACCTGCCCTATATTCGCCTTCAAAGCTCTTAACCCATGAAACTCCGTTCCATTTGTATTGAACTCCAGTGTATATATTCGTTTGATAGATCAAGTTGTCTTCATTCTGAGCCGCATCAAACACAACAGTCCATATAGTTCCGTTATATTCTATAATATCGTTAGCTTTGGCAACTAACGTGCCCCAAGCCGTTGCATTATTACCGGCTGTATTTGTTTGTGCATTGCCTATGTCGTCTACTAACAAGTAACGTTTGCCGGCTACAGGTGTATTGTCCACGGGATTAAATGTTAACGGGTTAATAATTGCATCAAAAGTTCCAGGACTAGCACGATACGAACTAGTAATAGTAGTATTTCCCGGATACGTATCAGTATTCCAAGTAACTGTTAGCAGTGTTGAGTCTAGTGCATTAACTGTAAATGTACCAGATACTTCATAACCTGTTGGTTGAATCAAATAAATGTGCCCAGCGCCAGCAATGTACTTTCCTGGATATTGATCTAGTAGTGCTAACCAGTCAACTGGAGTCCCCTGTTTAGCTGGAATATCCAATTGATTGTTATCTGCTGTAGAATTTTCGCCGGGATTTAATAGTTGCACTTGACCATTTATAGCTAATATACCAAAACCTCCACTAATACTAGTGGACTGTGTGCTTAGTATTGAACCAAGTGTTGGCCCATTGCCACTATTATCAACACCTAGCCCGTCAATGTATCCATAATTTTCTGTTCCAACACCATCATAAATGCTGGTAATAATGTTTGTAATGACACCAAGTTTTTTAACCTTAACAGGCGGGCTAATCCAGATAGGACTTTCTAAAGTTAGTGTTGCAATATCAATTGGACTGTCATTTCCAACAGGAACACTACGACTTGACCATGCAAGTTCAGTTAAATCTAGTACACTAAGGCTAGTCCAGTCAATATAGTTGTCTGTGGTTTGTAATTCTAAACTAGGATTAAACAAAACTAATATTTGTTCCATAATTTGTAATTTTTGTTCAGTGCTACTAGCCCATATATCAACTTTTACACTTAATTTAAATGGAGTTGGCATCAATCGCTCAACCGTATACTGACGTCCTTGGCCACTTGTATATTCGTTGCCATTAACATCACGTTCTCTAAAATGCATTTTGCCTACATAACTAGGATCGCCTAATCTACTACGATCTAATTGTAAACCAGTAATGTGAACAGCAATGCGCGGCACTGCTTGTACTACATTTTCACTATTTTGTCTTAGTATAGTAGCGGCTTGTCTGTCAGGATCTCCATACATTACCGGAACCTGGTGCAAAGTGTTATCACCGTACTTGACAGTAAAGTTACTAAACACACGGATTATCTGTACAAGATATCTGCGTATTTGTTTATCGTAAAAAAATTGCATTATAAATCTGCCCTTGGTTTAAGTGCTTCACTAAGCGACTGACGTTCTGGGAATGTTTCACCGGCAACGGTAGTAGTATTTGTATTATTAATAAAGCTAGTTTTTAATGTATTTCGAGTATTAGTATTTGTCATCGTTTGACGAACTGCATCTTCAACTTTAATCCATCTTGTACCGTCAAAGCGGAACAATCTATTGGGCATAAAATCTGTCCTTAAATAAAAATCATCTTGATATGCTGTTGCTGGAAATTGTATACCTGAACCAAATGTTGATCCATTTGTTGGAACTCCGTCGCCTAACAAGTATCCAGTATATCCAGGACGTACAGGCACCGCGGCAATTGCATCCGCAGTCACAGTATCAATACTTCCATCTTCGTTGGTAATGTCCGCAGTCTGATTAATAACACTTTTTCCTGTTGACGGGTCAACAGCAAGTGTAAAGAATTGTCGAGTTTCGTATCCGCTTAGTGGCGCATTAGCTTCAGCTTCGTCTAGTATTCCTTGATTAACTTGTAAATCTTTAGCACGGGTACTAAGCAAATCTTGTAATGTAGTTGAACTACCTTCGCTAATTGGCTGTGCAAAAATATCTTTATATTGTTGACTATCAACAATTTTTTTAACTTTAAGTCTATACAAATGCGGGTACCACGTAGCACTAAAACCTTCGCTAGCACGGCCTACATCTTCAATTACATAATAACGAGGTAAACTTACATCATAATCGTTAAATGCAAACTCGTCACGCAAGTGTGGTAACTCAATTACATCTCCGCTCATGGGTTTACGACCAATATATTTGATAAAATCGTTAATGTGTACAGTCATGTACAGCGTATCGTTATCAATGAACAAGCCAAATTGGCTTAAATTAAAATCTACGTTTTGTACATTATAAATTCCACGAAGTTTATACACACTGGAATCGTATTTTCTATCGCGATTTTCCAACAGCAATAAATCTTGGATTTGGGTAAAATCTTTAGCGGTTATATTACCGTTAGAATCGGTAGTTTGCGTACCTATATATTTGTGCAAGTATACGTCTGTACCGCCAACCTGAAACATTTCAGAAATCTGGCGATCCATAAATTTATAATCTTGCCCACGTTCGGGTTTATACAGTGATAGTCTTGGCATATGATATTTATCGTAAGATAAATATGAGTGGAGAATCCAATTATGTCAGATACATCTGTTAGTACCAGCTTATTAGAGCGAAATAAAGTGTTCGATTACGTGCGAGATATGCTGGGTGACGGCATGATCGAAGTAGAACTTGATCCTAAACATTACGAAACAGCACTGAATCGTGCTATAACTAAGTTACGCCAACGCAGTAGCAATGCTGTAGAAGAAAGTTATTTGTTTATCGAACTAACAGTAGATCAAAACGAGTACAGATTACCTGATGAAGTTATCCTAGTACAAAGCGCATTTCGCAGAAGTATTGGAAGTAGAACAGGTATGGGTGCAGGTGGCACATTGTTTGAACCGTTTAACTTGGCTTATACAAATACCTACTTAATGAATGGTAGCCAGTTGGGTGGGCTTGCCACTTATGAATTATATGCAGGTTATCAAAAACTAATAGGTCGTATGTTTGGCAGTTTTATAGAGTTTAATTGGAATCCAACTAAACACATGCTGACACTTTTACAACGTCCGTTTGCCACAGGCGAACAGGTTATGTTAAAAACACAAAATTATCGACCGGATTTTGTACTGCTACAAGATATCTACGCCAAACAATGGTTGTATGATTATACATTGGCTGTTTGTAAACTAATGTTAGGCGAAGCTCGCAGTAAATTTGGACAGATTGCCGGCCCAAGTAGCGGCATTCAACTAAATGGCGCCGCACTTAAGACAGAAGGCACCACAGAAATCACTCAATTAGAAAAAGATATTGGAGATATGATCCCTGGCGGCACCCCAATGACCTTTGTTATTGGCTAAAAAACTCTTGACTCTGTAATAAAACTGTTATATACTAGTAGTTCATTAGGAGACTTCTATGATTATTGGCGTATGCGGTTTTATCGGATCTGGCAAGGACACAGTTGCTGATTATCTTACAAATTTCCATGAATTTAGACGTGAAAGTTTTGCCAATAGTTTAAAAGATGCTGTTGCCCATGTGTTTGGCTGGGACAGAACCATGCTGGAAGGCCGCACCAAACAAGCACGTGAATGGCGAGAGCAAGTGGTCCCATGGTGGAGCACACGATTAGGCATGCCCGACCTCACTCCTAGATTAATGCTTCAGCTATGGGGTACTGAAGTATGTCGTCGAGCATTTCACGATGACATTTGGATTGCTAGCCTAGAAAATAAACTTCGTAATAGTACCGATGACATTGTTATCAGCGACTGCCGCTTTCCTAACGAGATTAAGTCCATTAAAGATGCCGGTGGAATCATTGTATGGGTCAAACGTGGTGAATTACCTGAGTGGTACGACTGGGCAGTTAGCGCAAACGCAGGAGATGTAGCTAACTTTACATGGGCAACTAGCAAATCAAAGCTAGAAAAAGTAGGCATTCATGCTAGCGAAACTGCTTGGGTTGGTACTAAATTTGATGCTGAATTAGATAACAACGGCACCATTGACGACCTGTTTGAACAAGTTAGAGGTCTGGTACAAGATCCCCTTGCCTCCATTGAATCCCTTCCTTATGTAACACTCTCTGACAATTAGCACATACTGTTTTAAGATTAGTATGTCGGCAATTGTTTAAATCACCATCTACGTGAAACACCGTGAACACTTCTTTATGCAGTGATTTAAATCCACACTTGTCGCAAGTAGTTTTTAATTTATAGCCAGCATGTTGCCAACGTGCTATTCTTACTCCTCGTAGACAAGCACCGCACACTTTTCTATAGTGTGCTACACCTTCTTTATAATAATTAACAGCTACAGGGCCACGGCCGCATGTACATAATGGTCTCATATTTTATTTAAGCCTTTTCTGTGCCTTTTTCTGGCTGTATACTAGCTCAAATTTGTAATTAATCTATAAATACAATTGAACTTGTATTCACCGGAGAGTTAAACAATGGCACAATTAAACAGCCCAGGCGTAGCGGTTACTGTAATAGACGAAAGTTTCTATACTCCTGCCGCACCAGGTACAACACCTTTAATTATCGTAGCAACTGAGCAAGATAAAGCAAACTCAGCAGGTACTGGTACAGCACCAGGAACACTAAAAGCAAATGCAGGCAAAGTCTATTTGATGACTAGCCAGATGGATTTAGGCAGTACTTTTGGTACACCTATGTTTGAAACAGATGCTAGCAACAACCCAGTTCATGCTGGTGAAAAGAATGAATATGGGCTTCAAGCGGCTTATAGCTATCTTGGAGTTAGCAGTCGCGCATACGTGGTACGTGCAGACGTAGATTTAGGAGCATTGGCTCCAAAAACCACAGCCCCAGCAGGCGCTCCAGTGAACGGTGCATGGTGGTTTGACACAGCAGATTCTGTATATGGTATTTTTGAATGGAACGGCACCAAGCAAACTCCGTCATCCGGCGATGTAGCCCAATCATTTACAAACAAAACCCCAATAATTATCAGCGCCACTAATCAACAAGTTGGCGGCACAAGCGGTGGCAATCCACTAGCAAGTATCGGAGCCATTGGCAGTTATGCTCTTGTAACAACAGCATCTCCATATAAATTATTCTTTAAAAATTATCAAGGTACATGGGTACAAGTTGGTAGTAATTTATGGACAAAATCTTGGCCAACTATATCAGGCTCTGCTCCAACTGCTATTGATACAGCCGCAACAATTTTGATTAAAACAAGCCCAACAGGAGCTCAATCAGCTACTGTTACTGCTAGTGTGGCTAACATTACTAACGTAACTGTTACAGCCGCAAGTACTACTACACTTACAAATAGTGGAACAAACGGTTTAGCTGTGGGCGATATTGTTTATTTTAGTGCCGCATCAGGTGGCATCCAAACAGCAATTACAACTGCAAACAGTACAAAAAATTATACATATTTTTATGTAATTGCCGGTGTTACTTCAGGAACTTTTTCAATTAGTGCAACCAAAGGCGGAACAGCAATTTCGTTTGGTACAACTGGTACAGCTACAGTACAAGTTACAAGCACAGCAACCAACGTGTTTACATCTACTGCGGCTAGCGGTTTAGTTCCAGGAGATGCAATCACTTTTCCATCACTAAACCCTGTTACTGGTTTGAGTCAAACTGCTATTGGTGGCATTACACTAGGTACTCCTTACTATGTGGTTCAGACTAATGGTAATAATTTTAGTATCAGTGCTTCAGTTGTAACTGCTGGTGGAGTTAACTATGCCCAAGAACCTAAACAATTAACAGTTGGTTCAGGATCTATGGTTGGTCTAGAGACTGAATCACAGTTGCCGCTTACTGGAACACAAATTGCTTCAGTTAGTGCAATAGTGACCACTATTAATAACAACGGTAGTCCGGTAGTTCAAGGCTTAACAGCCGCAGTGGGCCCAAGCGGAGAATTGCAATTATTTACAGACGGTACCATTAATAAAATTAATATTAGTAGTACAGGCGGCGCCACACCTCCAATAACTCCAGTGAGTACACCAGCAACAGTTAGTTCACTAGGCATTATCGAAGGCGACTATTATGCACCTGCATTGGCGATGAGTCCGCATACTAGCGTTCCATTGTTCAAAGCTACAAATAGTGATACAAACAGTGGCGGTCGTCCAACTGGATCTGTATGGGTTAAAACTACGGACGCTAATTTAGGCGCAAGTTATACTGTGTATAATTATAGCACAACTACAAATTCGTTTGCTTTAATAAATTCACCGTTGTACGCAAATAATCAAACAGCATTGTATAATTTAGATATTGCTGGCGGTGGAACAAATCTTCCAGTAGGCACAGCATACGTTAAATTTAATGATGCTGAACAAACATTCTGGGAAGCATCACAATCAAGTTCAGGTACAGCCGCTCAACGTGGAGTACCAGCACTGGCAACATTTAACTTGTATACTCGTGTTAATGTAGGCCCTACAACAATTACAAGTAGCATTGTTGGAACAAGTACATTTACAAATGCAACTGCTTATACATTTAGTATGGTTGAAAGTTTAATAAGTAGTGCAAGTTTAAGCAGTGCTAAAACAATTAGTTTTACAGGGACTGGAACAACTGCTGATGCCACTACTATTGCTGGACTAATTAACTCAGCTGGTTTTGTAAATATCACTGCTAGTGTTAATTCAAGTAACCAAATTTTAATTAATCATAAACTAGGCGGCGATATTCGTTTTGCTAACGGTACTGCAACACCATTGGGTAATTTGTTTACCGCTGGTACAACAGTGAACTTGTATGCGTCACCTGCAGGCGACACAACGTATGCATTTGGTATAGCAAGTAACTGGAAAGCAGTTTCATTACTAGCGGCTGGTTTAACAACTGGCGCAACTCCTCCATCGACAACAACAGCTGATGGTGCTATTTGGTATAATGCAAGTGTTTCCGAAGTTGATATTCTTATTAACACTGGATCTGCATGGACTGGATACAAAAATGTGGTATCAACTGCTGATGCTAAAGGTCCAATTATTAGTTCTACTAAGCCAACTATTCAAACAGACGGCTCAACAGCACTGGTAACTGGAGACTTATGGATTGATACTAGCGATTTAGAAAATTACCCAACAATGTGGCGTTATAATGCTAGTACTAAAAAGTGGGTACAGATTGATACCAGTGACCAAACAAGCGAACTTGGTATTGTATTTGCTGATGCTCGTCAAGGCACAAGTGGTGGATCAGCTACTATTGCTCCGCAAGGATCTATCGTAGAACTACTAACTAGTTCTTATGTTGACTTTGATGCTCCGGATCCGTTACTATACCCAACAGGTATGTTGTTATGGAATACTCGTCGCAGTACATTTAACGTAAAACAATTTAAACAAAATTATATTGATATCACAGTTAAAAATTATCGTCAATCAGCGCCAGCAGGCACTGATCAAGCAAATTATTATCCACATCGCTGGGTAAGCATTGCGGCAAATCAGCCAAACGGCGCAGGTACATTTGGACGTAAGGCTCAACGTGCTGTAGTTACACAAGCATTACAAGCATTAATTAACAGCAATCAAGCTATTCGCGATGAAGATTCATTATTGTATAACTTGTTAGCTTGCCCAGGATATCCTGAAACAGTTAACGAATTAATTGCATTGAATTATGACAGATCATTGGCCAGTTTCATCGTTGCAGACACACCAGCTCGCTTGTCAAGCGATGCTACAAGTTTAAGTAACTGGGGAAATAACAGTAAAGGTGCAGTTGATAACAATGAAGACGGCCTAGTAAGTACAGATCCGTATTGCGCTTTCTACTATCCATGGGGTTATTCAAGTGACAACTTAGGCAACAACATTGTTGTTCCTCCAAGTCACATGATGTTACGTACTATTGCTCTAAGCGACAACGTTTCGTATCCATGGTTTGCCCCGGCTGGAACACGCCGTGGCGGTATTACCAACGCAAGTGCAGTAGGTTATGTAGATGCACAAACTGGAGAATTCCAATCAGTAGCATTGAACACTGGGCAACGCGATACATTGGCTAGCATACATGTTAACCCAATTACGTTTATTAGTGGTGCTGGATTAGTTGCTTATGGACAATACACACGTCAATTGGCCGCAAGTAGTTTAGATCGTATCAACGTAGCTCGTTTAGTTGTATATCTACGTAGACAGTTTAGTCAGTTGGCTAAACCATATGTATTTGAACCGAACGATACAGTTACACGTAACGAAATTAAACAAGCCGCAGAAAGCCTATTGTTAGAATTAGTGGGTCAACGTGCTATCTATGACTATCTAGTAGTTTGTGACGGAACTAATAACACACCAGCTCGTATCGATCGTAGCGAACTATATCTTGATGTAGCGATTGAACCAGTTAAAGCGGCAGAATTTATTTACATTCCATTAAGACTTGAAAATACTGGCGCTATCAAAGGTCTTGGACAATAACGGAGAAAACACATGGCAATCGCAACATTAGCTAATTTTACAGTACCATTAGCATCAGATCAAAGCGCAACATCGCAAGGCATGTTGATGCCAAAGCTCAAGTACAGATTCCGTCTGTCATTTGAAAACTTTGGCGTTAGCACACCTACAACTGAGCTAACAAAGCAAGTGATATCTGCCGCTCGTCCTAATGTGCAGTTTGAAGATCAAACTATTCACATTTACAACAGCCAGATTCATTATGCAGGTAAACCAAAATGGCAAACAATTACAGTTAAACTACGTGATGACAGCACAGGTGCTGTTAGCAAATTAGTTGGCGAACAAATGCAGAAACAGTTTGATTTCTATGAGCAATCTAGCGCGGCAAGTGGTTTAGATTATAAGTTTGTATTACGTATTGAAATGCTTGACGGCGGCAATGGCGGAAGTACAGTTAACGTGCTTGAAACATGGGAATGTTATGGCGTTTATGTTCAACAAGTTAACTATGAAGCATTAGATTATAGTCAACAAGGTCCTGCAGAAATTACATTGACACTACAAATGGATAATGCTGTACAAACACCAAGCGGTTCGGGTGTTGGATCAGCTGTAAATATTAGACCAACAGTAGGCGGCACGCTAGCAACTGGCGGCGGTAGATAATAAAAACCCGCTAAGGCGGGTTTTTTAATGGCTAAATATTTACATGGCCAATCAAAACAATAAACTTCTTGCAAATAACTCGGGCACTGCGACCTTACGAGATTGGCAACACGCCGCCCGTATGTTCACGGACAGTAATCAAATTTACGGTCCTAAACAAAAGTTCCTATTCCACGTGGTATTTCAGATTAATAAAACTACGTTAAAAAATATATCACTTGGAACAACATATAGTACGCAAATTAACATGCTAGTTAAAAGCGTAAGTTTGCCTAAATTTACTGTAACTTCAGATGTTGCTAATCAATATAATCGCAAGAAAAATATTCAACAAAAAATTGCGTATGAAGCAATCACACTTAAATTCCATGATGATAATTTGGGATTAATTAATCAACTTTGGCAAAATTATTATAGTTATTATTATGCAGATCCGTTAAGTGCCAGTGTTCCTGGTGCGTTTAATCGCACAGCAATAAAAAAATTCAATTATATCAGAACATCATACGGTTTAGACAACGGTTCTAACGCACCGTTTTTTGATCATATTACAATTTATCAACTAGCACAGGGTCAATATGTTAGTTATAAATTAATTAATCCTATTTTTACTGGCTGGAATCATAATGGATTAGACTATGCTGGTAAAGAAACGCACGACAACGATTGTACCATACAATATGAAGCTGTAGAGTACGGCAACGGAAAAATTGAAGCAGGTACTCCAGAAGGTTTTGGTTTACAAAATTACGACCAAACACCAAGTCCGTTAACCCATGCAGGACAAACCAATGCTACAATAGCTGACATTAGCACCACTGCATCATTGGAAGATATTAATACCATCCCTAATAATAAATCAAGCATTATTAACAATGCTATACAAACAGTAAATAACTACCAAAATACTAAAACTCCTACAACAGATACTACCAATGCAGTGAATTTAACTGCTACCAATACCCAAAGTACCAATAGTACAGGTGTTACTTTTGCAGGCACAACAACCACTGCAAGTAACAAAACTGTAGCCAAACAACGAAATACAAGGGCATAAATGAACGCAATTAACTTACCAACACCACATCTATCTAATGATAGTGCTGAACCAGTCAAACAATTCTTTGACAAATTTTACACCAAGTCTGTTAGTTTTCCAGCCGCTCAGATAGATGCAGTTGTTAGTTTTTTTCTTAAAAGAGATTTTAACGAAGACGGCGCACGTAGTACTGCAATAGTACTGCTGAATCAAGCACGTATTGACAACGTAGATGTATTTCAGATATTAGATACTATGAAAAGTTTAACTGATTTACAAATGAGTCAGGTAGTAGCTCAGATACTAAATGGATATAGAGAAAATACTAGTTTATTAGGGTATCGAGTGGCTAATATAGAAAACCCTTACGAAGCACGTAATATATTGTTATGAGTTTAAAGTTTGCCAAGGGTAAATTTACAATGACCCATCCTGAAAAGTATGTTGGCCTTACTACTCCAACGTACCGTAGTAGTTGGGAATTGAGTTTTATGAGATTTTGTGACACTAATGTTAGTATACAAAAATGGGCTAGCGAAGCTGTTAAAATACCGTATAGAGATCCGTTGACTGGTAAGCAGACAGTTTATGTCCCAGATTTTTTTATACAATATGTAGATAAAAAAGGTACAATGCTTGTTGAATTAATCGAAGTCAAACCTGCAAGTCAGATGATTTTAGAACGTGTAGGTAAGAACAAATATAATCAAGCACAATATATTAAAAATCAAGCCAAATGGGCCAGTGCTAATGCTTGGTGTAAACAGCAGGGAATTAAGTTTCGTGTATTAAATGAAAATGATTTATTCCACCAAGGCAACGCATAAGTAATATTATGAAGAAACTTGAAGAGATACTAAATTTGCCGGAAAGTAAAAAACTTGTAAAAGCTGAAGAAATTCGTGCTACACCAGTTGATCCACAGCCGTTCCTACGTAGCATGGAAGAGTTTGATAAAATTTCAGCTAGTTTACCAGCAGTAAAAGGTCTAGGTGATGCGGCAGATTCTGAATTTGATGCACTAGCACAGCGGGCTACAGATGCTTACGATGATTTAATGGATTTAGGCATGAATGTTGAAGCACGTTACAGCAGTAGGATTTTTGAAGTAGCTGGCGGCATGCTTAAAAACGCAATTGATGCTAAATCGGCCAAAATTGACAAAAAACTTAAGATGATAGAGTTACAACTTAAGAAACAGAAATTGGATCAAGATTCTGCAAATAGTGACGAAGGAATCAGCTTACAGGGCGATGGAGTTATTATAACGGACCGCAATAGCTTGATTGAAAAATTAAAGAAAATGAAATAAATACTAGATGGAAACCACTATGAAATCATTTAAAGAATACTTAACAGAAAGCAAAAAGATCTACGAATTTAAGGTCAAAATTGCCGGCGATTTGCCACCAGGATTTGAAAACGATGTTAAACTTGGATTAGACAAGTTTGATGTACAAAGCATCAGCAAGCCTAAGCGTACACCTATCCAAGAAAGTCCAATTGATTTTCCCAATGTTAAGTTTAGTGAAGTTTCGGTATTTGAAGTAGCATTGAATTACCCAACAACAAGTCAAGTAGTTAAAGAAGCACTTGCACAAGCTATACGTGTTAATGAAAGTAAAATTTTAGTTCGTACACTGAGCGAAGAAGCAGAAGCAGTATTAAATGCATCTAGCATGAGAGTTCCAGACGGCAAGAAATCTTTATTAAATACCCCTGAGCTAGAACAAATTCCAGGCGCACAAGAACTAGTTGGTGAAAAACGTGCAATGAGTTTCTTGAAAGATTTAAATGCAAATAAACATGATTTAGAAGAAGTAACTGGCATAAATGACCAGTTATTTGTTAAAGGTAAACAAGCAACCGCCCAGCCTATGCAAGAGACTAATAGTCCTGCATCAACAGGTCCTATTAGTGGCAAAGGAAAAGCAAAATGAACTTTCAAGAATTAGCAAGAAAAATACGTAGGATTGATGAAGGTGCAGTAGCTGAATGCGGGGATATGATGGGTGGCCATATGCCAACACCAATGCCGCAACAAGACACTGTTAGCATGAATGTTAGCATGAACGCTACTGGCAAAGGCGGTATTCGTGATTTGATGCAAGTGTTACAAAATATTGAAGACGGTGTTACACAACACAGCAGTAGTCCTTCTATTGTTGATATTACTCCGTCAGATATGCATTTAGATTTAGAGCCTGATACAGATGACAGCATGATGGGCGGTGAAATAGAAATTGAACCTGAATTTAGTGATGAAGAAGGCCCAGAAGAAATTGTATTTGGTGGCGAAGAAGAGCCAGAAGCTAGTTTTGATGAACCGGAGGCTGAATTAGATGCACAAGCACAAGGCGGCAAAGGAATTGATCCAAGAATTCAACATGCAATTGCACCTGTAGTACAAGCAGTTGGTCTAGCACACGCTTTAGGTAAGGATCCATCTAAAGTATTTGGGTCTGATAAGGTAACAGACGAGGACGACATGCCAATGCCGTCAGATACAGATTCAGCAATGCCAGACAGCGGTGGAGAAGAAGCACTTACGTCTGAAGAATTTGCAAATCGTCCAAATACCAAATATCAAAGCACAAACTACATGACTAAAACTTTGGCACAAGGCGCCGATGAACCACAACGCATGACTAAACACGGGTATCGTAATGGTGATAATCCTTTAGCTATGAAAGAAGGCTTGCAAGGACGCCTAGCTCAGTTATATAAGCAAGTTAAATTAAGAGAAAGCAAATAATTCGTCAGCAGTATCAAAAAAGGCTCTTCGGAGCCTTTTTTTTATGTAAATAACGTTATGGCAAAATCATTAGACGGCGTCTTAACTAAAAAAGCGCATAAGCAAGAACGATTCACGGAAGAGCAAATCAACGATTTGTTAATGTGTTCCGACCCCGAAGCAGGATATCATCACTTCTCTAAGAACTTCTTTCACATTCAACATCCTGTTAAAGGTAAGGTAAAATTTGAACCGTATAACTATCAAGAACGACTGTTAAATGCTTATCATGATTTTCGATTTAACATTAACATGCTACCGCGTCAAAGTGGCAAGACAACTTGTGCGTCAGCATACCTGTTGTGGTTTGCTATGTTTCACCCAGATCAAACTATTCTTGTGGCCGCGCACAAATACACAGGCGCTCAAGAAATTATGCAACGTATCCGCTATGGATACGAACTATGTCCAGATCATATTAGATGCGGTGTAGTAAGTTACAATAAAGGGAGTATAGATTTTGACAACGGATCACGAATTGTTTCAGCTACTACTACTGGCAACACCGGTCGTGGTATGTCCATATCCTTACTATATTGCGATGAGTTTGCTTTCGTACAACCTAACATTGCTGAAGAATTTTGGACTTCAATATCGC